ATACCTACCCGAAGCAGCAGTGGGTAAGAACACTCACATGCAACACATCGAGGACCAGGTCATCTATGGAGGTGTATCTGGTGCGCGCGAAGCAATCTTTGCGCTTCGTTCCCTGCGGGATATGCTTGCAGGTAATTCCTCCAAGTCGGTTGACATTACTGTGAAGTGGGATGGTGCACCTGCTGTATTCGCGGGCCAGGATCCCGGAGATGGGAAGTTCTTTGTCGCGAAGAAGGGCATTTTCAACAAGTCACCGAAGGTCTATAAGACACCCGCAGAGATCGATGCTGATATGTCTGGTGATCTGGCAGTGAAGATGAAGGTCGCGCTTGCAGAACTCCCGAAACTTGGTATCAAAGGAGTCATGCAGGGTGACATTATGTTCACGAAGAAAGACCTGAAGAAAGAAACCATTGATGGTGAGTCCTACATAACCTTTCAACCCAACACTATCGTATATACGGTCCCTGCGAATAGTGATCTGGGTAAACAGATTTCCAAAGCCAAGCTCGGTGTGGTGTTTCATACTGCATATGCCGGGAAAGACTTTGAATCTATGACTGCTTCATATGAGGTAGATGCATCTAAACTCACCAAGACTTCAAGTGTCTGGTTTCAAGACGCCGGGCTGCATGATATCTCTGGTAAGGCACTCCTGAGTGCCAAAGATACCGCGAAGGTCCAGAAGGCACTCACTAGTGCTGGTAAGATTTTCCAGAAAATCGCTGGTTCTACTCTTCGGGTGATAGAGGGGAACCCCGAACTGGCACAGAAAATCGAAACTTTCAATAACACCTTTGTCCGCAAGGGTGAAGAAGTCAAGAATACCAAGAAGCATGTCCAGGACATGATTGCTTGGGTCAATGATAAATATGCCAAAGAGACAGAGCTGAGGAAGTCCGAGAAGGGCAAGGCCAACGTCGCGAAGAGACGAGATGAATTCCTGAAGTTCTTCTCTAAGGAAAATCAAAAGAACCTTGACTTGGTTTTTCAATTGCAGAATGCAATAGTTGTGGCAAAGAAACTCATCATTGCAAAACTAGATGACCTCAAGAAAATGGATACATTTGTTCGCACGAAGAATGGATTCCGTGTCACGGGCCAAGAAGGGTTTGTGGTTATTGACAAGATCGGCGGCGGCGCAGTCAAACTAGTAGATCGACTGGAGTTCTCCATGAATAACTTTTCACCAGAAATAATTAAAGGTTGGTCCTAAACTAAAATGAAATCATTTAAAGACATCAGAAACGATATTAACGAAGGCAGCATGGACAAGATGTCCCTGCAAGACATATGGGTTGATTTTACCAACACCCGTTACATATCTGACCAAGGGTATGGAATTGGATACGGAAATCCAAAATGGAATGATAAGAAGGCAGATGTCATCTTTAAGTTCGTGACTCAAAAATTCGGTAAGAAAGTTGCTGATGATATGGCTGATTATGGTGCTACAAGGACCTATAAAGACGAGTATGCCGATGAAAAAGAAACTAAAGATGCTGAAAAGCATATGGCAAAACTTGCCAAGAAGCATGGTATCAAAGAGAGCACAAACGATATTACCGAATCCAAGAAGGAAGACATCACTGACCTGGAGGCACTCCTAAAGAATCCTGACCCCAAGGTCGCGAAGAATTATGGCGGTCTTCCGGGATATAAGAAGATGCTTCAGAGTAAGATTGATAAGCTTAAAGAGAGCAATGAAGTATTGGATGAAGCGAAGAACAAACTCGCCCGGCTTTCATCCAATGCTAAAATTAGGACAGTTGGGTTTACTGAAATAAAAGAAGATGATAAAATTCTTGAAATTTCCCATAGTGGAAATATGGGAAATAGCATTGAAGGGAGCGTAGATCCAAACATAACGAGAATTGGTTTACCAACAATCGCAAAGTTAAAACAAAGATTTACTAATTATTACGAGGATGGCTCGCCTTCTTATTGGTGGGTTATCCAATTCAAAAAGCCAAAAAAGGGTGACTACATTCTGGAAGAGAGCAATGAGGATGTCGTTGAAGTTGAAGAAGCGATGAGTAGGGCTGCAAGGATCAAACGGGGAAAGATCATGAAAAGATTGCAGCCCAAGATCAAGAGAGCCAAAGAAAAGGCTGCCAAGAAAAAAGCAAGTCCTGATGTGATTGACAAGCGAGCCGTGAAACAGGCCAAAGAGGTATTGATCAAGAAATGGCTCAAAGGTAAGAGCAAGGGTGATGTTCCATTCGCTGAAAGAGAACGAATAGAGGCCAAACTCAAGAAATCCAAGAAGGCCATTGATCGAATCAAGAAAAAATTCATCAAGACTATCAGAAAACAAGAGGCTGATAAATTTAAGAAAGAAGATGTTGAGCTGAATACTACAGATTAATGAAATCCTTTAGACAATTCGCAGAAGAGAAAAAGAAGACCTTGGTAACTGCATTTGGTCGCTTTAATCCTCCAACTGTAGGGCACCAGAAACTCATCGAGAAGGTCGCTAAGATTGCTGGTAAGAACGATTACCATATCTACCCCTCTCAGTCCCAAGACGCAAAGAAGAACCCACTGAGTTATAAAGACAAGGTGAAGTTCATGCGCAAGATGTTCCCGAAACATGCACGGAATATCTACATGGACAAGGATATCAAGGTTGCTCTTCACATTGCAGATCGTGCACACCGGGAAGGGTATACTGAGTTTATCTATGTCGCGGGTTCTGACCGTTTGAATGAATTCAAGGTTCTCCTGAACAAATACAATGGTGAGAAGAGAAAAGATGGATTCTATGATTTCAAGGATGGCATTCAGGTTGTCTCGGCAGGTGACAGAGATCCTGATGCAGAGGGTGTTTCTGGAATGTCCGCTTCCAAGATGAGGGCAGCGGCGGCAGCGAATGACTTGGAACTATTCGGGACAGGTCTTCCCAAGAACTTCGGTGAGGTTCAGGAACTCCTGAATGCTATTCGTAAGGGTCTGGGCCTGAAAGAGTCATACACCTTCCGAAAACACATTGCTCTCCCAAAGGTAAGTGAGACCCGTGAACAATACACAGAGGGTAAAATCTTTAATGTTGGCGATCGTGTCACGAAGGTGGGTGTAGAACTCACGGTCATTGAACGCAAACCAAACTTCGTGGTATGTGAGAATGCCGAGAAAGCTACATTCAAATGTTGGCTGGAAGATCTACAGACCGTATAAGATATGAAGTCCTTTACTGAATACATCACGGAGTCTAAGGTGGAAGATTACCTCATCTGGGAGCCAGAAGGCGAGCTTCGTGTTATCGTAGATAAACTCAATAAACTCAAGAGCAGTAAGTCAGAGGTATACCGCGGTCTCTCTGGATCTGAATATAATGTTCTGACTCGTAAGGGGTCAGTGAAATCTAAAGGTAAGGGTAATACCAGTGATGTCGATGGTTCATATGTCGCTGATAATGTGCACCTTGCTGGACGCTTTGCATTGGTGGCATATCGTGATACGGGAGAAGGATATCTTCTTGTCCTGGATCGTAAAAAGCTCCCTGGTTTAGAACCAAGAGATCCCGGTAACTATGCAGTCTCATATATCCCAAGGGATGCTGTAAAGAAGACAATCCAACTCACTAAACTTAAATAAGATAAATATTAATACTAATATGTACAACGATACACTTACAAAAGATCTTGCCGAGGTTGCCGACCAAATCATGTCTACGACACCCACTGAGCTGAATGAAAACGCCAAATTAGATAAAGTCCTTGATCTTCTCATCAATGCGATTGGTAAGAATGCATCTAAGCCCGAATTCCAGAAGGCATCCCAGGCATATGAAGATTGGGCGAATGCCTTTGGTAAATCAAGGAAGAATCTTCAAGGAAGAGGTCCCCAAACATTTTGGATGGATATCGAAGAAGTACTCGATATTAGGGTAGAATCCGTGAATGAAGAAAAAGGCGACAAAGAAGCCTATCAGAAGTTCTTCAATGACACTCTCAAAAAGTATGGTGTGAAATCACCATCCGAACTCAAGGGTGGTGACGAAAAGAAGTTCTATGATGAGATTGATGCTGGTTGGGAAGCGGATGATGAGAAGAAAGAATCCGTTGAACTTGAAGAAGCCAAGGTCGATCTCACCAAGAAGGTCAAGAATACAAAAGAGTTTGAATCTTACATGGATGTCTTCAAGGGTCAAGATATTCTTACTGCACTTGAAGACCTCGATTCCGGTAAGAAACCCACGAAGGGCACGGTTGGATTCTTTCTATCACAGCAGATGAGTATGAAAGAGGAGACGGGACTCGATGGGAGACGTAAAGAATTTCGGGAGAAGATCAAGAAGCTCGCCTATGCAAAGGCCAAGCAGATGATTAAAGCT